ATGAGTAAAGTTATCCATGTACATTTGATTTTTGAGAAAAAGAACATCTATTTTGGTAGTATATCGGCCATTTTTGAAACTCTAACGGAGCAACAGGTCGGGATCACCAAGAATAGTCTTTTACATGCTGGACTGGTTGATGACATTGCCAAATACACGAAACGTGCAATGATTATTCAGTCTCGCTTGATAACATGCACCAGAAAGGGCTGAAACAGCCTTAGAACGTCTATAAAGCCGCTTTTTGCGGCTTTTTTTGTATTCGTGTCGGTAATAGTACATCAATGGGAGGCTGCTACTTACTTTGAACGGTTTGAACAGTCGGAAAAATTGAAAGGGTTTACACTTGGGTTTACAACTTGGGTTTACATTTTCTCCATTACAAAAACGAAACGTTTTAATAGGGTTTACACTTGGGTTTACATTTTCGGATTATTTTTTAGCGATTTGTCTATCTATATAATATAGATAGGACTTGTTTTTGCTTGTTTTTAAACTATTTGAGGGGGTAAATAATACATTGATAATATTTATTTACTCCCCTATATTTTAATTCATATCTCTAAAAATCAGTGTTTTGTTGCTTTTTACCCCTTTCACCCCATATAACGCATTTTACCCGGCGCCTGCAAGTGTTGAACTCTCCGCACCTGAAACACGCCCCAAATTGTCCTGTTTAAGTTGCACGATTGTTTGCTTAAGTGCACCTATTTCCTCTGCCATCTCTCGGATAGTGGCATCTTTATCTGCTATAATTGCTAGTAATTTGTCTTCTATTCCCGTACTTTCTTTTTGTGGCAGGGTAGTTGTATTATTAAAAGTGGCAGTTTGTATGTTAATCATCTCTCCCCTACCAGTCAAAAGCCATTCTGAGGACAGATTTTCGCATTTTGCAAAAAGAAGATCGTAGTCAAGTGTGTCTCGCGACAGCCACGAGCTTATAGTTGAGGGAGCAACCCCTATTAACTTTGCAAAAACAGAAGGCTTTCCGTCACTGTAATGCTTTATAATAGCCTCTAATCTTTCTTTTTTATTCATTGTTTTATATTTTGCGAAATTATTTCGCAGATTGTTTTGCAATTTGCGAAAGATGATTTATATTTGCCACGTGTTTAAAGTGTGAACACCGCCCCAAAGCTACAAAAAAGGCTTGAGGTGACAATGAGAAATATAAAAAGAAGAAAAATAGAAGGTTATGAAACGGTATTATTTTGAATTGACAGATCGGAGTTATAATGACCTGGGGGCTTTTATTCCGGATGGGTACAGCAAGGAAGTGGCTGTCAGGCAAGCAAAGAGGTGGATGGCAGAAAACAGTATAGTATTAGCCACCCTTATCGTGAATAGCCTAAGAACATCTAACGTGTTGGATGTAATTAATATTGATATACTTAAAACGAAGATATAATGGAAGCAAAATTTAAAAAGGGACAAAGTGTGAGAATCACCAAGAGGAACGGTGAAGTCATTGATGGTGTAATCCGCGATTGGGACTATAACATTTGTACTTTCGGTCGTGAATATAATGTCGATTATATGAAAGATGGCCAGGTTTGGACTGTGATATGTGTTCCGGAGGATGCCATACAAGAACTCCGATAGATTTCCGGGGCAGTTAGTTCAGTTGGTAGAACACGCCAAACTCCCGCAAGGGAGAGGCCATGGTCCGTGGTTCGAGTCCGCGACTGCCCGCTACAATAATTTAACTTATCAGCGAATTATGAAAGAACGAATAGTGGTAGAATACAGAGAGGTGGGTAAAATAGCCGGTTTGCTGGGTTGTTCCCGGGAAATGGTCTCCCACTCCCTTGCATTCCGCAAGAACAGCAAGTTGGCCCGTTCCATCCGCAAGCTCGCCATCGAGCGCGGTGGAACCAAGGTAGGTGGTAACCCTGAAAAGAAGGAAAGCGATGAAAAGTGAGTTGATGGCATTGTTCGGTGACCAGCTGCGCTGGTTTATACACTTGAACTGGAAGCAGCGCCTTTGTGTACTTTACTTCTGTCTGAATTTCTGTCTGATATTTTCTGTGAGTGAAGACAATTTGCTTTGGGCGCTTTTTGTTGTACTGAACTTTGGGGCTTCAGTACGGCTGTTGAAGAGGCATGTCCCTTTGAATGATTTGGAGGACTGATAACAGAACGGAAAATGGAATACTATAATAATATACTGTGTGTAACCTGTGAAGAGCTTACTTCAGGAGATAATCCGGTGATGAAGTATATAACTTTATACCAAAATGTCCGTCGCGGTAACATCGAAAGTATCAACCGTGGCGGTGGCGAGGGCAATGTAGCCCTGTATTCCTATTCTTCCCTTCCCGAGAAATACAAGAAACGTTGGGTTGAGCGTCATGGCGAGCCCGAGAAACAGATGCGAGAAGAAATGATTCGTAACATAGTGAAGAAAGACGAGAAGGCCGAGAGCTTTTTTGAGGAGTACCGCTACGACAAGAACGGTGAGATGGTCGCTCTTCCCATGGATGTGAAGAAGGAATACACTTGGAATGCCTCGGTACTGAACGCGCTGATGGAAGAGTTCAAACGCTTGAGTTCATCCAATAACAAG